CCCGAAATTAGTGAGGCACTGGCTGCCATCGAAAACCCACACGCCGTCAAGAAACAGTTGACCGTCCTGCTGGTTGCACAAGCCCTGGCCACGGGTCAGCCGGTAAGCGCTGTCTTCGAGCGTGACGATACCTGCAAAGCGGATGTTTGGTACGGCACCAAGCGCCGCAACGGTAGCCGCAAACCGGGATGGCGTGAAGAGCCGACGATAGCGACGGCGTTGCATGTTGCCACCGAGCGGGCGCGCTGGTGGGTGCGGGTCAAGCAAGGGCAGGCGGTACAGAGTGCGCTAGACATCTTGATGGATGCCGGCGAGGCAGCGGCCCAGCAACTCGCCAACCTGGTGCGCATGGGGGTCTTGGTCTTCGATTACGGCGCCGATGGACTAGAGTTACGGCGGGCGGACGTGGGCCATGTGCTGGAAGCCGGCAAACAGATTTTGGACCGCATTAGCGCAGCGACGGCGACGAAGGCGACCACTGTCCAGACCCTGGATGCCGACCAGTTTGCGGTGTTGACCGCCCAGGCCAAAGCCAAAGCTGGCGCGGTCAACGAAGCGGCGGCGATGGCTTGGAACCCGGAGCAAAAGCCGACCGATGATGCAGATCCAGTCTCGCCACCATGACCCGCCGGCTACGCCAGGAGAGCAGGCTGCCGAGTGGGCGCTTTGTGCGGAGTCACCGATTTATTTTATTGCGGCCTACTGCTGGGTTTTTAATGCGACTGATGAGGCTTGGATTCCCTTTGACTTGTGGCCGGCTCAAGCTTGGGCGCTCACCCGCCTGATGGCTCATAAGCTGGTGGTGATCCTCAAGGCCCGCCAGCTGGGCTTTACCTGGTTGATTTTGGGCTATGCGCTCTGGCAGATGCTTTTTCGTCCAGCGGCGACGGTCGGCATTTTTTCCCGTACCGAAACCGATGCCGGCGATCTGCTGGCCTTTCGGCTCAAAGGCATGTATGAGCGGTTGCCCGCCTTTATGCACTGCCGGGCGGTGCTAGCTGACAATATGTCACGGTGGGCGCTCAGTAACGGTAGTGTGGCGATGGCTTTCCCGACCACTGGCGGGCGCCAATATACCTTTTCGTTTCTGTTGGCGGATGAGGCCGATTTTCAGGAAGACTTGCCTGCCTTTATGCGAGCGGTCAAGCCGACTGTGGACGCCGGCGGCGCAATGGTGCTGCTGAGTACGGCGGACAAGGGCAATCCGGGCAGCCTGTACAAACAGATTTATCGGGCTGCCAAGCGCAAGGCGAATACCTGGTTGCCGCTCTTTCTGCCCTGGTACGCCCGACCTGGACGGACAGAGGCCTGGTACGCCGACCAACAGCGTGACGAGTTGGCAAACAAGGGTAGCCTGGATGATCTCTTCCAGGAATACCCGGCCACCGACACCGAAGCGTTGTCGCCCCGTTCGCTGGATAAGCGCATCCTTTCGACGTGGATCGAGGCGTGCTTTGCCGAAGAAGAAGGCGACCTACCCGACGATGCACCGTCGATTCCGGGGTTGGTGGTCTACCGGGCGCCGCAAGTGGGTCGGCTGTACGCGGTAGGGGTGGACCCCGCCGAAGGCAACCCCACTAGCGATGACAGCGCGTTGACCGTGCTGGATGTCCTGACCGGGGAAGAGGTGACGGTGATGGCCGGCAAGTATCAGCCATCGGAGATCGCCGCCTACGCTGATCAGATTGGACGCTACTATGGCGGCGCCGGCCTGATGATTGAGCGCAACAATCACGGTCATGCGGTGCTGTTGTGGTTGGAGCAAAATTCACGGTTGCGCCGGCTGGATGGACACGACGAAAAGAGCGGTTGGTTGAGTAGCAAGTTGGGCAAGACGCTACTCTACAACGAACTGGCGGACTGTTTCCGCGATAGGAATACGACCTTGCACTCGTTTGACACCTATACCCAACTCGCCAGTATTGAAGGGGCCACCCTGCGGGCGCCAACCGGAGAGCGTGACGACCGTGCGGACAGCTACGCGCTAGCTCATGCCGGGCGGGCTGCCATGATGAAGGATACCGCCAATTTCAAAGCGGTAGCCGGCGCGGTCAATTTGTTTGGTAATCGCCAGCGCGCCGGCAAGTCCACCGAGCGAGGGGGGCGACATGGCCGGCGCTAAGAAGAGAAATAGGCGGAATGGGATAAATAGGATGAATAGGATTCATTCGCCCCAAGCCGAGACCCCCGCCGGCGCCGAACCGGTCAGTGAGTTGATCGGGCGTTACGTTGTCGGCGATGCCCAGATGACCCTCTTCCGTAGTCGCTCCTACGTCAAGACCATTGACGAGACCATTCCCGATTACGAGTTCTACGACCGGCTCAGACGCTGCAAAGCCAAGGGCTACACACTGGGCGGCTTGTTCGCCAAGCGCATCGAGCGGGTCATCGCCAGTTGGGTGTTGGGCGGCGGGCTGACGGTGGGCCTGCATGAGAAATCAGGGCAGACCCTACCCAAGCGGCGCGCTGACTACACCAACGGTCTGATCGCCGAATTTGTCCAGAGTCTACTGGATGCCGGCATGGATAGCGAGACGGCGACCGATGACGATGACCGCAACAGTAGTCTACTCCTGTCCACCTATAAGGATGGCCTGGGGCTAGGCGACCAGTACATCGTCGTCAATGCCGATGGCACGCTGTCGGTTGCCAGCCCGGACACGGTGACGGTCAAGCGCGACCCGCTCAACTATCGGCGGGTGCTGTCAGTCACGGTTGAGACGCGCGCAGACGGCTATGTCATCACCGACGAATATCGCGCCGATGGCCGCACCGTCACCGTCAAAAAGGGCGCCCAACTGGTGAGCGTTACTCAGTATCAAAACCTGCTGGGAGTCATCCCGGTGGTGCATGTCGCCCATGACCGGTCGGGCAATGAAACCTACGGCCACCCGATCCACGAAGAGTTGCTGCCCTTGTACGATCAGTATGATGACCTGATCTACAAACAATTGGACGGGGCGAAATTGTTGGGCAACCCGCTTTTGACTTTTGCGGGCATGGAGGACATCAACGCCGTCATCAACGCCAACGACACGGCGGAGGATGACACCTACTACGACAAGGACGGCAATGTCACCAATCGCAAGCAGCTCAACATCGACTCCAACGCCGTCCTGCTGATTGGCAAGGGGGGCAGCGCTTCGTTTACCAGCCCGCCGGTCGGCTTTACCGCCGACACTAAGACCGCATTGAAGAGCCTGTTTCTGCTCCTCCTTGACCACACCGGCATTCCTGAGTTCGTGTGGGGCGGCGAAATGGGCAGCGCTCGCGCCAGCAGCGACACGCAGATGAGCCAGTTCGTCAAGGACATTGAGGGTTGGCGCCTGGACGCCGGCGGCTGGATTATTCGCCTGTGCAAACTCTGGTTGATGACGAAGGCGCTCATTGACCCCAAGCTGCTGATTGGCCCGCTGGCGCTAGAGTGGCCGCCGTTAGTGCAGGAAGACAAGGAAATCCGCCTGAAGCAGGTGGAAACGGGCCGCAAAGAAAGCCTGCTGACCGACGAAACCGCTCTGACCTTGCTCGACCTGGTCGATGACCCGGCGACCGAGGTGGCGGCGGCGCGGAAGGAAGCGCAAGCGCGTCAAGAGCAGATGATGGCCAACGATGAGACGCTGGCCTTTGGCCGGGGGCTTGACCAGGCGCAACAGGATGCGCAGAACGGGGGCGACGATGAATCAGGGGATGTTTGAGACGCTGATCAGCCGACTAGACCGACTGATTGAACTATTGGAAGCACAACGACCGACGATTGTCGCCGTGCCGAACGATGCCAGCGCTATTGAAATTATGGAGCAGTTGAATCAGGTTGCGCCGATGCCGGCAGCGCCCAAAGCGCCAGCCAAGCGGAGCAAGGCCGCCTAGGTGGCCCGCTCTTACCGCGCCCGTGCGCTCGCCGTTTTGCGCGAGAACGAGGCCGCTCTTACCGCGCTGTACACTGGCCTGGCGCGCGACGTTGCCGCCATCGTCCAGCGCCGCGCTGATGCGGACGGCGCCGTGCCACGCCAGGCGACGTTTGAGATCCAGCAGCAGGCCGGCGACCTGGTGCGCCGGCTCTTTCTGGGGCGCACCGGACGGGGCGAATGGGCGCCCTTTGACACGGTAGGCAGTGGCGCGGTAATCCCGCTCTCGCCCTACATGCGCCAGTTGTGGAGCGCCATTCGGCAAGCCATGCGCATTCCGGTCGAGCAAAGCGCCGCCATTTTAGAACGCCGGCTACCGCTAGATGTGCTGACGATCATGCGGGCGGCGGATGTCAATCCGTTTGCAGCGGCGAAAAAGCAGGTGGCGGAGATGGTTTGGGGAAAGGATGAAGGCGGAAGGCGGAAGGCGGAAGTAAAAACAACTATCGCACGCGGCCCTTCATCCTTCACCCTTCATCCTTCATCCTTAGTCGCTGAACAATTGTTTCGCCCTAACCCGCTCGCAGCCTACGAGCCAGCTCACACTTGGGTTGATCCCAACGGGCATCGACTCAGTGATCGGGTGTGGAATACCGCCGGCAACACTCGCCAACGCCTGGATGCCTATCTAGAGCAGGCCATCCGTGAAGGCCGCGGGGCGTTGCAGATGAGCCGGGAGTTGGAACAGTTTTTGATTCCAGGGCGTGGCCTGCGCACCAGCAAGCCCTACGGCGCCAATGCCAGCTTTGACGGGATGCGGTTGGCGCGGACGGAGATCAGCCGGGCGGCGCAAGAGGCGCACCGCATGGCGGCCACCATGAACCCGTTTGTCAGCGGAATGAAATGGAATTTGAGCGCCCGTCATCCGCGCTACGACATTTGTGATGAATTGGCAAGGGGCGGGCCGGCAGGGGGCGGGGTGTACAGCGTGGAGGCGTACCCTTCACGGCCACACCCCAATTGCATCTGTTTTTCAACGTCGGTTCAAATCGCCAATCCTGGCGCCATCCTGGACGAACTACAGGCGGACATTCGGGCGACGCGTCCGCGCTTCGTCCATCTGATTGGCCCGCTTTTGACGACGCAGTTTGTAGCGCTGTTGTTGGGACAAGATTTACAAAGCGCACTATTGGCAACGGCGGGCGTCGCCCTGTTGCAAAGGAGAGGCTGAACATGGCACTATCAGGAATCATTACCGTCAGCACTGCCGGCACGGCCGTGCAGGGGTCGGCGACGCCGGCGGTCTATGCCGTGGCCGTGAAGGCGCACCCGGACAATAGCGATACCGTGTGGGTCGGCAACGACGACGCCGGCGACGTGGCAGCCACCAACGGGTTTCCTCTCAATCCGGGAGAGGGGGTAGTGGTGCAGGGCGATCTGTCGCAATACTGGTTCGATGCCGATGTGAGCGGTGAAAAAATCTGCTGGCTGGTTGTGGAGCGCCCCAATGGCTAGAAGAGCGCATCGGGGCAAACTGCTGGGCAATGCGCCACTAGGACAAGGCCAGGGTGGCGGCGTGGCCGGCCCCGACAGGTTTGTCGGGCCACCCTACTACCTGATCAACGACACCTTCACGACCGACCGCGCCGCCGGCGCCGTCAACGGCACCGATGCCGAGCCGGGGCCGGGGCGGCGCGAAACGCAGGACACGAACGGGAAACTGTCGCTCAGCGGGGGCAGTGTGGTTCTTGCGACAGGGGGGGCGGCGACGGGCAACCCCCGTCTGTGGTACGGAAGCACAATGATGCGAACGTCTGGTCGATTGTGCGTAGCGCGAGGGGCGACGACTAGTAGTGGTGGCGTAGAGGTGGGTTGGGACATCAACACGGCGGGCGGGATCACGGAAGCAATTCGCCTGTTTGGCACAACGTTGACATTGCGTGTCAATGGGGTGACGCTGACCGTTGGGGCGATTGTCGCGGCAACGGATTATGACATGATTGTTATTCAGCGCGTATCGCTGGGTAGTCTATTTTTCGTCAAAGGCGGCGCATTTGTCAACTGGACGCTGATTTGGGTTTCGGCGGACCCGACGTCGAATCCACGCATACCGACATTTTGCTCGGCCTCTACGACAAGCGTTGGGACGATCTCATTTTTCCGTGTCCCTGCTGAACGCTGGCTGCCCGCGCCCCTCCTCTCGGACGGCTTTTCTACCTTCGCTGTCAGCGCACCGACTGCGACCGATGGCCTTGGTCACGCCGAGGGCATCGCGGGCGGGCTGGGGGCTGGGGGCGGCGGAGTGTGGCCCTACACGCAGGTTGGCACCTGGCAGGCGAGCGGCGGCGTGGCCAGTGCGTCGGCGCTGAGCAGTGGTGTAGCGCTGGCCTATATGGACGTGGGAACGCTCGACCTGATCGCCACCGTCAAAATCGCGGTAGCCGGTGGCACAGCGGGGCTGATTGTGCGCGGCGACGCCAACAACCACGTGCGCGCCATTCATACGGGCACCAATGCGCAACTGGTCAAATTGGTTGCCGGCGTCGCGACCACGTTGATTGATGCGGTGGCGACCTATGTCGCTGGGGCAGAAATTCGCGTGATTTGCGAAGGCACAAAATTTCGCCTTTTTTACAATAACGTTGCCATCGGCACCGAACAAACGGTTGCGGACGCTGCGCTCAACACCGATGGCTATGCCGGGATTCGCAGCACCAATACAGCCAACACGTTTGACGACCTGGTTGTGCGAGCGCGCGGGTCGGGTGGCGAGTACGCCGCGCTGGATGCGTTTTAATGTTCGCACCCTGGGAGTTCTGCCACTATGGGCAAGGGGTGCGGATTTACGAGCATTGCATCATTTTGCGCCCGGAGGTGGTGAGCATTGGCGACTATGCCAGGGTGGACGCGTTCACGAAGATCGAGGGGGGCTTGGGTGTTACCATCGGGGAGCGGGTGCATGTAGGCAGCGGCTCACGGCTCAACGTGGGGGGCGGCGAACTGCATTTCGGTTCGCACAGCGGGTGCAGCGTCAACGTGGTCATTGCCACCGGTCAGCCGGATTTGTCGTATCGACTGATCAGCGCAGCCGAGGAGCCGGAAGACTGTCACGTCATTAAGAGCCGCACGGTCGTTGGCGAATTTGTCGTCATCTTTGCCGGGGCCATCATCACGCCAGGCGTAACGATTGGCGACGGGGCGATTGTGGCGGCGGGGGCTGTGGTGACGTGCGATATTCCCCCTGGGGAGATTTGGGGTGGTGTGCCGGCCCGGTTCATCAAGCAGCGCGAGGTAACATGCTAATCAGCGTGATGGCTGGCAACAGCGACAACAAGCTCACTCAGCAGGAGTGGTCTAACTTTGTCAATGAATTGAGTAACTTTCTGAGTGGTTGGCAGATAGCTCGTCATTTTTTTGGCGGCTCACCTACCTGGACATCTTGGCAGAATGTTTGTTTTGTCATTGAAATCAGCAGCTTAGATCAGGCGCTGCTTGATGGACTGACGAGTATCCGGGAGAAATACAGGCAGGATTCGGTCTGTATTTTGACAGGGGAGCCGCGGTTTATATGAACGTGACTCTGTGTTCGGCCTTCCGCGACGCCATGCCCTACCTACAGCGTTATTTTGCCCAGGTCGATGCGCTCGACCATGCGCTCCATGAGCAGGGTCACAGGCTGATGTTCGTCTGGGGAGAAGGGGATAGCGCCGACCGCACGCGTGAGACGCTGGTGGCTGCCTACTACCGCTACCGGGTGCTGCTGGTGGATTGCACCCACGGCGGGCCGGCCTACGGCAGCGTGGTCAATGAGCAGCGCTTCCGCCAACTGGCGCACGTCGGCAAGCAGATTTTCGCCGCCATTCCCGCCGATGCCGATGTGGTGGTCTACGTCGAGTCTGACCTGGTGTGGGAGCCGGCCACGTTGCTGGCGCTGATTGAACGGGTGGCAAGCGGCGCATATCCGGCGATTAGTCCGATGGTACTGTTGGAGCGTGATGGCTGGCCGGCTGACAGCTTTTACGATTGTTGGGGGGCGATAGGCTTGAACGGACGCCACTTTGCACACCAGCCGCCCTACAATGCCGGCTACACGCCAGATAAACCGTTTCCGGTGTCGAGCATGGGTAGCTGCATGGCGATGCGGGGCGACCTTGCCCGGCGCATTGTGGTGGATGACGAATTGTTTCAGGGCGTGAGCGCCCAAATTTGGCGAATGGGGGAAAGCGTATGGATCGACCCAAATTTGATAATCCGGCACCCGTAACCCTACCCTCGTGCCTCGACAAGCTCGGCAACCGCTCGGTGGTCGAGCTTGTCGAGACCACCACCATTAGCAGCCTGACCGCCAGCCGAGATCTGGTCACGGTGCAGCGCACGATTGAGCAGCGGTACGGGTTCGTGCCGAGCCTGGCGTATTGCAACGATTTGATTGCGTTTGTGGAGGCTTTGACCGATGGCCAATGAATCGCCTGTGCTGGCATTGCCGGAACCGGACTATATCGACTTGCGCCTGGCTGACGGCACGCATAGTGGTGTGAGACTCGACATGGTACGTGGTATACTAGAGGTGCAAAAACGCGGGGTCAAACACGTGTTTGACCTGACGACAATCCAGCGAGATCAACACAGAGGCGCGGGAGGCGGAACTGATGGCAAAGACAATCGAGGATAGTGCGCGGACGTTTGATGCCGTCGCGTTGCTACTGGATAAGGGGCGCGATATTGACCGACAAATCTACGACGCCCTAGCCGAGTACATTCGACTCGATGGACTAACCTTAACGGTCAAGTCGTTTGATGATGGCATCAGGTATCCACCGCAACATATGCGGGAAGCCGAATTGACAGACGGCTATGCCCATGCCGTGGTGCAGGTGGTCGTCGAAATTTTTCTTGAAAATCGAAAGAGGTACATCGACAGCCTAGCGAGGCGGATGGTCTCAATATTCGCCCAGGAGCGCTACTTGATCAAGCGCTAGGGATTGACCGACAATCGAATCGGCTGCATAGGCAGCATATCGCCACAAGGCGCAAGGGGCGCAGTGAGTCTACGAAAGTAGATTTACTGCGCCCCTTTTTGTTTATCTGGAGTGGTAACGATGGGCAATGAACCAGTTTTAGAGTACGCCATTGGGGAGTTCAAAGGGGACTTTCCCAATGTTCCTATATCAGCCGGGGTTGACTTGGAGGAGCTAAAGCTACTCGACCCCGAACCCATGTACGTAACGTTACCTGTCATTCCCAAAGCGGGGGCCATCAGCAAAAACGGGCTACTCTATGACGACGATCTGATCTCCAGTGTGGAGAGTCAGATCAACGATAAGCGACCCGGAGGCACTTGGGGGCATCTCAAAGAGGAAGACAGAAACACGGCATACCCAATCCCACATGCGATGTGGGTAGGGGCCAAGCGGGTAGGGGAAAGCCTATGGGCGAAGGCGTACATAGCTCCAGGCCCACAGCGTGAGCATATCAAGCGCTTGCGTGCGGTAAACGGGAAGATTGCGACCAGTATTTACGGTCAGGGTAGCTACGAGGCGACAGGAGACAAGGGCGTGCGGCGCCTGCGGAACTTTAGCCTAGAATCGCTAGACTTTGCCCCGCCAGAGCGCGCGGCGCTGGGCTATGCGGCAACCCCCACTGTAACAAGTGAATTTGAACAGGAGGAGAATCCTGCTATGGACAAAGCACAGTTGATCGCCGAGCTAACCGTCGGCGACATCCCGGCACCAATCCGGGAACAAATCGTGCGGGAGGCCACGGCGACGGCGGCCACCACGCAGACCATTGCCGAGCTACGCACCCAGGTCAGCGACCGGGACACCCTGATCACGAGCCTGCAAACCACGGTGGCCGAATACCGCCGGCAACAGTTTGAAGGCGCGGTCGACGCGCGCATTGCCGAACTAACCGCCTGGCAGACGACCGGCGACGAGGCCAAGAAAAAGCTGGACGCCTTCCGGCGTACCCTGCGCAGTCGCATTGTCAGCGAGTTGGGCGACCAGCGCGAGACCGACAAGATCCAGACGGTGGTGGAAACCATTTGGACCGACTTGCAGCCGCTGGCTGAAACCGTGCGCGACGCGCTGGCCGGCCCGCCGGCGATTGTGGCGGGGAAGGTGCAGACCGGCAAGCGCCAACTGGACACCAGCCCGGAAGCGGTGGCCAAGGCGCGCGCCCAAACCGGCATCTAGGACAATCATTGCGATTGGTAGAAGTTTGCGCCCCCTGATAATGGGATGGGGCGCTTGAGAATAGGAGAACATTCTCATGGCAGATGTAACCTTTACCGCGGCGGAAATTGCTCCGCTGCGCGAGCATGGGGCGGTGGTGTTGGATGGTCGCGCCGGCGGCGCGATCACCGTAGGCCATCTGGTCTATATGGCGAGTGATGGCGATTGGGAACGGGCCGACGCCAATGTGAGCGCCGCGGTTGCGCGGGCGCAGGGCATTGCGGTTGCGTCCTACGACGGCGAAACGACCATTGCCAGCGGCGATCCGGTCAGCGTGTGCGTCTTCGGCCCCGTGGCCGGTTTTAGCAGTTTGACGCCGGGCGCCAACCTGTACATCAGTGATACGGTGGGGCGCATCGCTGACGCCGCAGCCACCTACGACCGCATCATCGGCTGGGCGCTGACCGCCGGCGTCATCTTCGTCAGTATTCAGCAGAACGATCCGAGTAGCGCGTAGCCTCGACATGCTCGGCTATCGGGTATTTGTCCCCTGAGCTTGTCGAAGGGGAGTGTGCAGGCATGGCCTGCAAGGAGTTTTGAACTATGGCAGAAGTATTAGGCGCCCTGTCTATCCTGGACAAAGCGCTTCCCTCCGGGGTCGATGGCACGCGCCTGGCCGAATGGTCGATGCGTGACGGGATTACCTATGGCGCGTTGGCCAACACATTGTCGTTGGCATTGGGCGCCGCCAACGCCGAACTGATCGCCAAGTGGGGCTGGTTGATGAGCCTCACCGAAGAGTTGTTTATGGAGTACCCCAACGGCGGCTCCGTCACCCCCATGCAGGAACTGACCGACCAGGATCGCCCTCGGCCGCGCAAGGGGACAACCTTGGGGCACATGATTGAGCTACACAACTACGGCGACGCCGTAGGCGGCACGCGGCGCTATTTCCGCGACGTGCGCAGTGCGCAGATCATGGCCGCCGTGCGCGACATTGTCAACCGCGGCATCTGGCGCTTTGAACAGAAGCTCCTGGAACGCTGGTTCACCAACACCGAGATTGTGATTGGTAGCGCCGGCTACAACGTCCCCTTCGTGCGTGGCACTGCCGGCACGATTGACTTTGCGCCGCCCCCCTATGACGGGCAGGCGTTCACGACCAGCCATGACCACTATATCGGCTACAACGCCAGTACGCCGCTGACGCACGCCGACATGCTGGAAGGGCTGGCTACCACCCTGGCCGAGCATGGTCATACCGCCCCGTTTACGGCGATGGTGAGCCAGGCGGACGTCAGCAGCTACGCCGCGCTGACCGGCTGGGTTGAGCTGGTCGAGCCAGTGATCTCGCTGGTTGACCGCGGTGGCGCGACGAGCGGTGCGCAGTATTTTGCCACCGGTAGCCGCGATTACATGCAGATCGGCTTCTTCCACAGCAAGCGCGGGCTGGTGCAAGTGCGGGCCTCCAACCGCCTGGCCACGGGCTACGCCGGCATGTGCAAGAGCTACGGCCAACTGGACAGCCGCAACCCCCTGGCGGTGCGCGTCCATCCGAGCCAGGGCTTTGGCATGTTGGTTGTGCCGGAAACCACTCTCAATGATGATGTGCCGGTCAAACAACTGGACGTTGAACTGGAGTTTGGCGTCGGTGTCGGCATGGACCGCACCAACGGCGCGGCTGGGTTGCTGGTCGCGGGCGGAAGCTGGGCGAACGCCACAGTGAGCTAGTTCCGGGGAAACACGGGATGCACCTGAATTACCTGGCAAGCAACTATAGATTTTTCGACGGCTATGGCCGTTACAATACCTTTCTCATCCGGGCGCTGGAGCGGCTGGGGGTGACGGTTTACCCCCAGCACACCGAGATGGCGAACGCGGTTGGTTGGGTACAGGAACGGCTGGGGGTGGACTGGGAGCGACTGACCATTAGTTGTCTCCCCCCCTTCTGCCTGAACCGCGTCCCGGGCCGGCACTGGCTGCTGTCGATGACCGAGGGTAGCCAGTTGCCGGCGGGGTGGCGTGAGACGATTCAGCGTAGCGGGGTCGAACGCATCATCGTGCCGTGCCGGCACAATGCGGAGGCGTTTGCTGTGACCGGCTTGCCGGTCCACGTTGTGCCGGGTGGCACCGACCCAGACGAGTTCCCGGTAATCACTGACCGCCCCGACCGACCATACACTTTCCTCTCCCTTGCCGACCGGGGCGCCCGGAAGGGTTGGGTAGAGGTGTGGCAGGCGTTCTACAAGGCGTTCGGCGCCCCGACCGATACGCCCGACGTGCGGCTGATTATCAAGAGCCGCCCGGATGGCAACGAGATGTTGGAGTTGATTGCACGCGCTGACCGGCCTGACTCGCGCATATCTATCCTCATGGAAGATATGGACATGCGCGAGTTTTACCGGCTAGGCGATTGCTTTGCGTTTCCCAGCCGATCCGAAGGGTGGGGCCTTCCGCCACGGGAAGCGGCCTGTATGAGCCTACCCGTCATCGTCCAGGCCCATGCCGGGCTGGACGATGGGCATACCTGTGAATGGGCGTTCGTGGTGGATGGTGGCCGGTTGGAAGCGATTCCGGGCCACTTTGACCACATTGCCGGTCAGTGGATGAAGGCGGACGTAGGGAAGCTGGCGGAGCTGATGCGCCTGTGCTACTCGCGTCCGCACATGGCCGCGCAGTGGGGAGCGGCGGGGGCGCGGTGGATTCGTGGCAACCAAACGTGGGCGCATAGTGCGGAGCGGCTGATCAGGCTGATTGGGGAACAAAATGGCTTTGACCACTGACCAACTGAGCGATTTTCAAAGCGACTTGGGCATAGGCGCCGACGAAGCCGTCTTCACCGACGCCGAATTAGAACGATTGTTCGAGCGCGCTGATGAAGTCTACGCCAGCGCTGTCTATATGGCGTGGCGCCAGTTGCTGGCGGCGTCCACCAAGTATATCGATTACCGGGTTGCGCAGACCGAAGAGAAGCGCAGCCAGGTCTACCAGCACATCAAGGACATGGTAGACCACTGGCAAGCCGAAAGCGACAAGGCGACCAACGTACAGGGCGTGCGCATGGTTGGCTTGACCGAAATTCCGCCGCGCTGGAAGGAAGAGCCGGCGACAGCGGACAGCGAGCGGCGCAAGCAGTTACGGAAAGGCGCGTGGCGATGACAGAGAGCCAGAAAGACACACTAGATCACATCGATAAGGTCGATGAAAACCTACAGTCTATCACGCGCAACCTGGTGCGCCGCCGATACGAACACGACGCCAGCAAGCTAGAAGAACCTGAATTGTCGGGTTACGAAGGGTTGACGCAGGCGCTCAAAGGGCTAACTTACGGCACGCCAGAGCATCGGGCCGCTTTCGCTCCGTACAAGGAGATCATCAAGCACCACTACGCCAACAACCGGCATCACCCGGAGCATTGGCATATGGGTGTAACTGATATGTCGCTTCTCGACATCATTGAAATGCTGGCCGACTGGAAGGCTGCCAACGACCGCAACGGTGGCGATTTTGGGCATTCTATTCAATTGAGCGCGAGCCGGTTCGGTATCAGCGAACAGCTACACGCCATATTGATCAACACGGCCAAAGAATTAGGGTGGCTGTAATGCCGAATCTAGCCGCCTTTATCGCTGACGACCGCCCCACCTCCATAGGCGACCTGATCGCCATCAAGCCGACATCGATCACCGTGCGGCGTGGCAGTAGCACGCTAGGCGCGCAGACGGTGCGTCTGGAAACGCTGGCGTCGCAGCGGGCGGTGGTGGGGGAGGGGGGTGTGACGTTTATGTGTGATGCTCATCTTCTGGGGTATCGCGATCACCCTGTGCAGAGCGATACCGATATTCAGTCGGGCGATAGGTTTCGGGCGGACTCAGTAGACTATGAGGTGGTGATTGTTTTGCCGGCCCACGTTGACAATGTCCAGTGTTACTTGAGAGTGCGCGCGTAGGGGGGTGATATGGCTGGGTTTAGTTGGAAGGTTCCGCCCCAAGACGTGTGGCCCCAAGGCACGGCGGCTTATATTGCTGCTATCAAGCGCGGGGTGCATGGGGTGATGCTGTTCTATGCCCCACAAATAGAAAATTGGATGCGCGAAAACGCCAAATGGGTAGACCGTTCGGCGAACGCTCGGCAGACCCTCTACGCTCAGGTTGACCCTATGTCGCCGGCGGAGGTGGTCAACACGATTGAGTTGATCATGGCGCATGGTGTGATTCATGGCTGGTGGTTGGAAGGTTACAGGCCGGACACCCTGTCACCCACCCGGCAAGGCCAGCGTTTTGCTATCGTGCAGCCGGCACTTGACCGCTTTGGGCCGGCCATCTGGGCAGAGATTCAGAGGCTATTCCGTTGAGCGCATTATCGTCCATCAAAACCAGGTTGGAAGCGGACGCTACGCTATTGGCGACAGCCACCGGTGGTATCTATGATCTCGCTGAAACGGGCCGGCTGGGCATCAATCGCACCAACACCCCGTCAGCCTTCGACAGTGCCGGCGTGATCAAGCCGTGCGTGCTGCTCCGGTTGCGCAGTAGCACGCCCGACTATGTGTTGCAAGATGATAGCAACCAATACCAGAGCGTCAGGGAAGTCGTTGAGGTTTGGTTCTACGAGGATTCGGGATACACGGCGATTGAGACAATGCGAAGCCGTTGCTACACCTTGTTACACAGCAAACAGGTGACGGGCGCATTTGCGATTCGCTGGGCTGGCGATATTCGCAGTCAGATTGACTTCGACCTTAACGCCAGTGTCGAAAGAAGTGATTACTCTGTCGTGACCTACCGCTCTGTTTGAACAAGTTGTCAGGTGGTAGCAATAGCGGGACAGGTGTAGATGTGGTAGAATAGGGGTAGGAAAAAGTTGTTCCGGCGATGGTACAAACATCCCGGAACGTGGCCGATAGCTAAGAGGAGCTAACGACATGACTGATTTTACCTCAGAACCCACGCAACCGCAACTGACAAAAGTCTGCACCAAGTGCGGCGAGACCAAGCCGGCGACAACGGAGTATTTTCACCGTAATCGATCACGCAGAGATGGATTAGAGTCACGGTGCAAGACGTGCTGCATCGAAAAATCGGCAGCGTACCGCAAAACAAACCAAGAGAGCATCCGCGAGCAAAGTCGTAATTACTACCGCAAGAATAGAGGCAAGGAAAAGGAGCGCAATAAGCTTTATCAGAAGAACAATAGGGACGCTCTTAACCAGAGGATGCGCGAGTACCGAAAGCGCAATCCTGAGGCATCGCGTTCTACCGCAAAGCGCAGCAGGGCAAAAAACAGCGAAAAGGTGAGCGAGCGAAACAGGCAGTGGCGACTTGCTAATCAAGAGTATGTCAAATTGAAAAATAAGACATATTCGCAGGCGAACAGAGAGAGACTCAATAAGCAGGAGATCGAGCGCAGGGAAAAGAAGCTGGACGAGATAAACGCCAGACGGCGTGATGTTTATAAGCAGCGTGGTGCGTCCGCTAGGGTTCCTTTTGCAAAGAGGCGAGCGCGCAAGCGCAGTTTGCCGGATAATTACACGACTCAAGATTGGCAAAACTGCCTCGATTACTTTGGAAACTGCTGTGCCGTTTGTGGTCGCCCTAGGGGGGAACAGCACACAATAGCGGCTGATCACTGGATCCCCATATCGTCGCCGCAATGTCCAGGCACTATCCCGCCTAACGTTGTCCCACTGTGCCACGGCAAAGGTGGGTGTAATAACAGTAAGCTAGACAAGGACGCCTTGACCTGGCTGATTAGAAAATTCGGAGAAGCGCAAGGCAAGGCAATTGCAGCGAAGATCCAAGCGTACTTTGATAGCTTGGCTTAGTTTGATAGGAGTTAATGATTATGGGTTTCTCTACTGGTCAGCCGAGCTTCGGACTGGCAGACGTAAAAATCGCCACTTGGAATAGCGCGGGGAGCTACGGGACAGCCGTTGACGTCTATTCTGTCCAAATGATGGGCGTCAACATGCAGACGGTTTCCGCTGAGTTGAACGGCGACGACCAGATCACCGCCATCGCCAGCCGTGCCATTAGCGGGTCGGTGCAACTGCGCTTTGGTGGTCTCAGCATTGAGGCGCTGGAGGTGCTGTTGGGCATCACTGCCACCAGTTCGATTTCCAGCCCAAACAATATCAAGACATTTCGGATCAACGGCGGCGCTGACACCCCTTATTTCGGCCTGGTGGGTCGTGCAGTCTCCGAAGGCGACGCTGGTGACACGCTGATTTTTATCCCCAAAGCGCGTATTATGAATGAGATTCAACTGGCGCAATTGGAATATGGGGCCTTCGTCATCCCGCAAGTGGAGGCGCGGTGCATTAGCGACGCCAGCTATGGGATTATAAATATAGTGACACGGGAAACGGCATCGACCACCGTCGCCATTCCGCCCGCCAACATTCCGGTCAACGCCTAACCAGGAGCCACCATGCAGCCGCACCCAACCACAACCGACGACGCACCGACCCCCGATGCGCCGATCACCAGCCCAGACGCCGGCGCCGCGTCGCTGGCTGCTGCCCAAGCCGCGTTACATCGCCTGCGTCTGCCCTTCGTGGGCAAGACCCGCAAAGGCTTCACGACCAACAAGGGCCACGGCACGCCCAAGGCCAAACGCAAGCAGGCCGCCGCGAGCCGCCACCGGAATCGAGGAAAGTAACTTATGACCGAAGTAAAGCCAACCAGCGGACGCGACTGGCGCAAGATGAACGAGCAGACCATTATCACCGCGCTACCCTACACAGGCATGGTGGTTGAGATGGGCCGCGCTTCGCTTGACCAATTGCTACTGACCGGCAAAATTCCCGACGCGCTAACGCCGGTGGTAGCCGATGTGCTGTGGTCATCGGTCGGGCAGGGCCGGTCAACCGATGACATTCAGGCCGACAAGCGCTTTTTCGAGTTAATCAACGCGGTGGTTACGGCCTGCCTGCGTAACCCACGGGTTGTTGTCAATCCTACCCAAGATGACGAGTTGGCAATCGAGGATCTCGACTTTGCCGACAAACTGGTCATCTACAAGCTCGCCACACAGCCCTTGGCGGTGCTGCATCGGTTTCGTCAGGGACAAACGGCAGATGTGGACGCTATACAACAAGGCGAAGAGCTACAGCCGGCTACCGAGTGAGATCCTGCGGCTGGGTGACGAGTGGATGGCGTATCAATTCGATAATGCCGCTACGCTGTTCGGTTCCACTGTAGAAAACGCACTGATGGAACGGCAAAACACCGGCACCGCGAAACGGCCAAAATGGGAAGCCAAGTATAGCCTGGCGCAATTGTTGGACGATGATTTTCGCCTACCAGCGCCACCGAGGGCGGAAAAACCGAAGAGTGGGATCGAGGCGTTGCGGGCGCTCAAGGGCGTAAAAGTATGGAAAGGACAATGACATGCCACCAGCAGCCGGCGGGCAACAACTTGGAACAGCAAGCGGCAAAATCGTCATTGACGCCGGCGACCTAAACCGCATCCAGGCGACCACGCACCAGGTCGGTCAGACGGTAGCGCGCAACCTGGGGCAAATTGACCGCGGAGCCAAACAGGCCCAGGCGGGCATTAACAGCCTATCATCGTCGCTAGGTGGGCTAGGTGGCGCCCTGGGGCTGGCAACCGGTGCGGGGCTGGCGGTGCAGCTGGGGCGCATGGCGTTGCAAGCTGACACGATGGCGACCGCCTACCGTCGGCAAGGCGTCGCCGCCCTCAGCTTGGCCGGTAGCCAGACCAAACTCAACGCGCTCCTTGCCGAATATCAGGAAACGACCGGCAACGTCATCGACAAAGCGCAAGCACTGGGTGATGTTACCCGCTTGCAAGCGATCGGTTTTGCCGACACCACCAAGGAGCTAGAGGAGTTTGTCACCGCCAGCCGTGGAATCAGCTTGGCGATGGGGTCGTCGCAGGACTATATCATCGGACAACTGCAATTAGCCATCGCGAACCAGTCCACCATGCGCCTCGACCAGTTGGGGTTAGGGGTTGGCGAAGTCAAACGCCGCATTGACGAACTCAAGGCGGCAAACAAATCACTGACCGAAGAGCAGGCGTACCAAAACGCCATTCTGGGACTAGCAACGCAAAAATACGGCGCGCTGGCGAAATCGGTCGAGGCGCAGGCGACCGGCGCCGAAAAGGCCGCCAAGGCCTGGAAAGAATTTCAGTTGCAGATTGGCGAGGACTTGGGGCCAGCCGTCGGCAGCGTCATGGAAGCGTTGACCGGCGAGCTTGACCGCGTGGCAAAGCGTTTTCGTGATCTGGCCGTAGACATCCAGTTGGCGAAAGACGCGTTAGGCGATCAGGGTTGGACAATGCCGGAATGGCTCAAAGCGATTTGGGAATGGAACCCCGCTCCGGCGATGGAAAACAGCCTACGCGGATTTCTGCGCAATCCGGGCGCCGGCAGCCTGCGTGGACAGATCGCCGGCAATGAAAACATTCTCGCCAAACTCACAGAGGGCCGCGACCTGTTGCGCAGTGACCCCAACGCCAGTCGCTCCGACATCGAGCGACAAGACGCCCTGATCAAACAGGTCAACGCCGAGTTGGCGCGCTTGCGTGGCGAGCTTAACGCCACTACCGCCGCGGTAGGGGGCGCCCAGAGCAACTATAGCGCTTTGCCCGGCGGCATGTACCCGTTTGCGCCCAAAGCGACCGGCGCGGCCGCGGTGGGGCCGCGTTTTACCAGTGACCAAACGGCGGCGATCCAACGCTGGGCCGCCGATGTGCAACAGATTGAACGCGAGGCCAGCGCCGCACGCGTCGACGCGACGCGTCAGTATGAACAACAGCGCACCGAAACCATTGCAGCCTATGGCCGGCAGGTCGCCCGCGAGGAGGCCGATTTTGCCCGCAACCGCGCCCATGCCGTGCGTGAGCATGAGCGCCAGATCGCCGATCTACGTGATGATGCCACCCAGCGCGAAGCCGACGCCCTGCGCACCTACGCCAAGGCTGTGGCCGATCTGCAAGCCGACGCCGCCAAGCGCGAGGCCAAATGGCTGGCAGACTACAATGAGCGAGTTGCCGACCTGCGCGCCGATAGCAACCAGCGGCTGGTTGACCTGGAAGCGACCTACAACCGCGACCGTGAGCGCGCCGCCGCCGATCATCGCGACCGGCTGCTAGACGCCGCCGCCCGGCTGGATGCCGTTGCCGTTGCCAACGAGCAACGCACCTACGCCAGCCAACAGCAGGAGGCCGCAGAAAACTATGCCGAGCAACGGCAAAACCTGATTGAAAGCCTGACCGAACAGTTGGCCGATGCGCAGAAGGCTTACGCCGAGCGGCTGGTCGATGCACGAGAAGCCGACGCCGAGCGGCTGGCCGATATGAAAGCGGCGCAAGATGAGCGGTTACAGGCTGCACGGGAAGCCGACGCCGAGCGGCTGGCCGATATGCAGCGCTCGTTTGAGGAGCGTATTGCTCAAGAAGATGAAGAGCGGGCGATCCAGAACCAACGCCGGGCCGAAGACCATGCGGCCCAACTGGCGCAAATGGCCGCCGCCCAAGCCGAACGCCTGGCGCAAATCGCCCGACAAGAGGCGGAGCAAAAACAGCAGTTGGATCAATCGTTCCTGGAGCAGCTAGAAAGCCTAGGCGTCCACAATAAGACCTGGCTGACGCTCCAAGAAGAGCGTCAGCGGGCATCACTCAGGCTCTTTGACGAATGGTTCAAGGAGATTGAAAAGAGCCTGGTCGCCCAATTGCCGCCGCTAGAAGGGCCAGCCGAGCAGCGAATAACCAGCTTTGCCGGCTTTGACGCCACCCGGCGCGGCCTGGCGAATGAAAGCGCGTTGTCGCCCGCCGCCAGAGCCGCGGCAGGGGGAAGTGTCAGCAACCGCAGCGTTACCATTGCGGAGGGGGCCATAGTCATTAACGCTTCTGCGAACCACGATGAGCGGGCGATTGGGCGCCAAGTGCGCAGCGAGATGGAGCGGATGCTAATGGAGATGACCAATTGAGCGACTATCGAATTGCAGAAGGTCACGGGGTTGCGTTGGTCAGCCTGACGGACATCGACCCACAACCCCGGTCGGCTGGGGTGAAAGCCGCGAGAAGAACCCACGCGGCGGACAGCACGATTCATGATGAAGGCTTGCACATCACCCTCATCTTTGATTTCCTGGACGACGCCACCGCACTTGATGACCTGCTCGACCAGTTCGGGCTGGACGTGGCGACCAGCGCCAACGTGACCGTATACGCGCCCAACCAGGTGCATACGTATGCCCGCTATAACGGCGTTGCCTTGCGTCCTGAGACTGACCACCAAAACTATTTTATCCGCGATGTGCAAATTGTGATCCGGGATCTAACCGCGCTATGACCATGCGATTATTCTTACTCGCGCCCACCGTGGCCTTTGCCGCGCGTGCCAATCAAGCCAGCTTTACCTACCCAATCGACGAGGTGCAATTCGATACCGTTACCACCGGCTCGTTTTCCAACATCCTGCCCAACATGACGGTTTTCTTTGGGTCATCTGCCGGCGCCAGCGATCTGGGCGTGAGCCGGGTGCGCAAGTTGGCCGACAGTGATACGCTCTTTTTCGGGCGGTCGTCGCAAGGGGTGCGCTATGGCGAGGTAGACCTGGCCGACAACTGTTATATCACGGTCTTGTACGACTGGCGGGTCTGGCCCAAGATTCCTTACATCGACAGCGACGGCGTCCGATCCATGGATTCCGATCTGGATTTCGCAACCTACGGCGCCGATAGCCCGCCTGTGGCCAATGCCGGCTCGGCCTTTGCCGGCACGGTGAACAGTGGCACGAGCCTGATCACCGTCGCCTTTAGTGCGACCGCCAGCTTTACGACCGAACCGGGCGCCACCATTGCCAGCTATGCCTGGCTCGTGAGAGATGGCTCGATAACGGTCGGGACAAGCAGCAGTAGCAGCATTACCGCTACCTTTCCTGCCGGCTTCCGCTGGGTGACGCTGGGCATCATTGACAGCAATGGGCAGAGCCACTACACCCATGTGCCGGTGCTGGCCATCGCGGCCAACGGCAGCCCATGTATCAGCAATTTTACGATTGAGCGCCACAGCATCGGCATCGAAGGGCAGGAGCTAACCGTACGCATCCGCGAGAGCATTCCGGCCAGCACCTACCCGGACAACACCCTTTGTCTGATCGTGGATGGCGAGCCGGCCAGCGCCAGCGACCGCACCAACGTGCTGTTCCAAGGCTGGGCCGAACAGGAGCCAACCGAGATCGAAGCCTCGCCAACCGCCACCCTGCGCGATGTGGCGCTAAATCTGGTCGATGTCGCCGGCAGGATGAAAAACCTGCCGGGCTTCAGTCAGGTTCTGGAAAACGTGGCGTCGCCGACCAAGTGGGGGGAGATGGCTTCGCCCAATGCAGATCGACTGATTCATTTTTTAATACAATGGCAAAGCACCGCGCTCGACCTGGCTGACTTCACCTGGTCAGGCACCACCACCACCTACCCGTTCAAAATCTTGAGCAGCGAGGGCGCCAGCCTGTGGGAGCAAGTTGCGCGTAAGGCACAGAGCCTCGTCCCGGAATATAGGCTAACCTGTAACACGAGAGGTCAACTGCGCGTCATCGTTGACCCGATGCTGCAACCGACCGCTGATCGCACCAGCACGGTACAAGTAACCCTAGACGCTGGCGACTATGCCGATCTACGCTATACCCAACAGCGCCACCCGCGCACGCACTGGCTGCGCGCTAGCGCCATTGTAGCCAACGCCAGCACGGTCAGCGCGGTCTTTGCGATTGCGCCCGGCGAGGCCCCCGGCATTGGGGAAGCGGACAGCACGGATGGGGAAAACCTGGTGGTCAGCCAAGCCGCGCTCAACGCCTACGCCGGGCATAAATACGCCCGGCTGAATGCGCCGCAGGGGCTGTTTTCGTTGGCCCTAGCTGCCGGCAGCACGCAAGGGATTCAACCGGCGGACCTAACCTGGGTGCGGCTGACCTTGCCGGCTTCTGTGGCCGCTCAGCGGGGGCTGACGCTCACGAACGAGCGCGGGTTGGTGCATGACATCGATGTTCGCTATCAATCCACACGGGCGGCCTTGCTGCGCACCGTGACCCTGCGTTGGGAACGGGAAACGAGCGGGACAAGTGCCATCACCGTCACCGTGCCGGCGGCGGATCCGGTGGACACCGGCGACTGGAACGTCCCGCCGGCAGAAGAGCCGGCCTTCGATCATGGCCTGGACGGCGGCAACACGCTGGCGGCCATCTCACGCAATGGCACGATCTACACGACCAGCAACTTTTTGTCAGCGCCGCCGACCTGGACGACCAATAGCGCGGCGGCATCAGCCACGGGCGGCATTACGCTGCACGGCTTCGTGGTTGACCCCTTCAGTCCCGGCTACCGCGGCACCGGAACGGAGATCCGCGCCTTTGTCATCTCCAACACGCAAATCTGGCGGCTCAATGATATTTTCGGCACGCCCAGCTACACGTCGCTCTATACCTTCAGCAACAACGTGAGCAGCGCGGGGGAGGCCGGCGCCATCGCCGCGTCTTTCGGGCGCTTCCAGCCTACCGAAGCCGATAACCCGTGGATCATGGCGGTGCAGTCACGCTTTACCGGCACCGCCGGCGACAACGGGATCTACCTGGTCTATTCGGAGGATGCCGGCGCCACCTGGTCGAGCGAAATTCGGCCCTCGACC